GTTTTGTGAATCTAAATCAACTGCAGGTGTTCCAGTATTTGTATCTCCTAAGAAGTCAAGGTCAGAAGCAGTTACAACCGCATCTACATACGTTTTAACAGCGGCACTTGTAGGCACGGATGTATTATTATTAAAATTCTCTACACCATCGGCAGCAGTTACCCATTGAGTTATAGTAACTCCTGTTCCTGTATCTTTAAGTGAACCCCATTCTAAAATAGCAGTTACTTTAAAGTCTCCAGCAGTATTTGCATACAAACCTGATGCATTTCCAGACCCATCAGTTAATTCTTTTAATGTAGCAGTTAACGCAGCATTATCAGTTGTTTTTATAAGACCGGGATAAGTAGCTGAAATTTTAGTATTATATAAAGTTGCCATAGTTATTTTTTATTTTCTATTTTTTTTAAAAACATTTTCAGTTTTTCTATATTTTTATCTTTTGGTTTTGAAACCCATTTACTTCCTTTATAACTCATAAAACCCAACCATTAAAAATTGCATCTTGGCTTGGGTCTATATCATCATTACTGTTTGAATAATATGCAGGGAATGATGCTTGATTAAAATTCATATAATCAATAAATCTTCTTGTATAGTATTCAGCATATTCTCTTGCTTTAGCAACTAAATAATCCAATTCTTCTTTTGAAGCTGATTCACTATTTTCTGAAACGTGCTTAAATACTCCACCGTTTTTAATTTGGTACGCAGCAAATGGAATGTAGTCGACTTGAGCATACCATATCAACATTGGTTGTATATAATCAATCATTAAATTATAATGAAGTGGATTAAGTACTTCTGTTAAAGTTCCTGCAGTTATCATTCCTTCAAATTCTTGATATAAATCTGTTCCAAGAAAGTTCTGAATATGGATAGTTTGAGAAAGTTTAATAAAGTAAATAAACTTATTTGTGTCCACATTCCCATCTAGGATACTGTTACGAACAAGGTCGGTGCGATTTATAAAAAGTGGTTGTGCCATTATTTTTTCTTTTTAGGATTTATTAAACTTCCATCTTTTTTATACCAAGGATTATCAGGCATAAACCCACGATAATCTAAAAGTCTTGGTTGTATGGAAACTTCAAAATCATTTCTTACTTTATATCCATCAATCTCTGCTGCTCTTGTTCCTATTATATCTTTAGATGTTTTTACATTTATGTTTGCATCTTTAGATTTAAATGTAAGTCGCCTCCACGAATGATGACAATTACCTCCGCCTTTGTACTTCCAAATTGAATAGGTTTCAGAATCTCCTTTTGGTCCCCATCCTGCATTTACAGGTCTATCAGTCATTCTAATAATATCTTCTTTACGATATAATTTATTTGCTGATACCATTGCTTTGCAAAATGCTCTTGGACTGTTTGTTTTACCACCTGCATTGTTTTTAGGGAAATAATAATAACGAACTTTAAAAAAATTCTCTTTTATTTTTTCATCTTGACTACTTCTTGCGTTTGGATATGCTCTACCAGTACTTACTAAATTTATTATTTTACTAAGTGTAGTAGCTTTTTTTTCATTTTCAGAATTTAATACATCTACAATAGCATCATATTTATCTTCATTATCATAATCAACATCTATTTCATCTATTACTTCCCAAGTTTCTAAATCAATATCCTCACCTAAAGAAATTAATTCTGTTGCTACTTCATCATCATTATCTTTTGACAAACTAACATCACATAGTTTTTCCATTTCAACTCCAGTTTCTTCTTCAATATCCTCATCATCCTGTATATCTCTATCAACTTCAGTAAATTCTAATGGCTGTAAGGTAATAAAGTATAGGTTTAAGGCAATATCATTGTAAGCAAGTAGTTTATCAAAGCAATTTATTAAAAGTTCCTGAAAAGGCCTTATAACTGTGTTATCCATTAATAAAGAAGCTGTCTTAATTTCATCAGCATTATTTCCTAATCCTGTTGAATCTTTTATTCCTAATAACATAGGTGAAACTACTCTGTGAGAAACTAATATTTTTGATTGGCTTTCTGTAGATAAAAATTGATACTGTTGATGAGCATCTGATAATTGAACAGGAGTTATTTCTGCTTGACTTTCTTTATTGTCATTAAACGCAAGTATAAATTTACCAGCATTAGAACTTCCAGAAAATTTTTGTGCTATCCTTTGTTCTATTAATTCCCTCTGTTCTTGATTAGGCGTTCCGTTATTAAAATTTATTAGCATCGAAGGAGCGAGACCATTAAGTATATTGTTTAAATGGTAGTTACTAATCTCTTCTTCTAGTTCGCTGTACTGAAGTCCTCCCTGATAATCTACAGGAGAATAGTAGTAAAATCCTGCTTTATAAGGTTTAATATAATATATTTCAATATTTTCTTTACTTGTACCGTAAGCAGGAATACGTAATGGTTTATCTGATGGCTTTATTGTGGTCCAATCATTCCAATAATAATATCCTGTAATATCTCCATTTTCATCTGCCTTTTCTGCTCTTAATGTTTCAATAGGAAAGTGTTCACACATTGCTATTTTTGTTCTATCCTTAGAATAAACAACTTGTATAGCTGCCTGACCCATTAGTTTTAAATCATAACTTACTTTTTGAACCATATTAGGTTTTAAAAGTGTTATCATTTGAGCATACTCACTAGGCTTTGAACTTGAATCAGTAGCATTTAAACCTTTTCCATAAATAGCTTGACTTATACCATTGATGCAAGCGTTATTTGTTGGAGAACCATTATATCTATCAATAAGGAATTGAAAATAATTATTATCCGCTCCATACTGAACCCAATCTCTATTTTTTACTTCAATAATTTCTGGTGATGTATAAGTTGCTAAGTTTACAAAGCTAAATTCTGAATAATTTTTAGCAAAGCGACCTTGATTATCTCTTTTTGTAGTTTTTTTCATAATTAAAATACCTTATATGTATTGTCAAAGGAATTAAAAGTTTTATAGACATCCAAATTTAAGTCATAATATTCATCTTCCATTTGGTCTATTTCTTGGTCTGTACAAAATATTCTATCTCTAAATAAAGTTGCATCAGTAGTTCTATCTATATTCCAAAAAGTGTTATCATTTTCCCATAATTGATAATTTGTATTCCAATAGTTATAATCACTATAAAATCTAATATCATAAAAATGACCTTCAACTAAAACAGGATTAAATGCTTGAGTAAATGTTAAATAATTTACATCAGTTGTTGCTGTTGTAATATCATAATAAACAGGAATATTTGTACTATCATCTATTATAGACATAGTAAACTCTGCTCCATAAGTTCTTGGAATTACCTTAAAAGTTTGTGCAGTAGCCGAAGTATTAAAAACAATCATTACTTATATAACGTAATAAATAAGTTTTTTTACATAAATATAAAAGCAAAAAAAAAGCACCCCTAAGGATGCTTAATTTAAATATATATTAGTATTATGCAGTTGGGTCAATCACATCAGCATCTATTGGAGTTAATAATGCTGCACTACTTAAAAAATAGGGTGCAGTTTCTTCCATTCCTTCCATTACTATCGTAAATCCGCTTAAATCTCCCGGTGCAGAACCAGTAACGGTGCTACCACTAGTTAGTTCCATTCCATTTTCAAACCCACATAAAAACACATTTCCATAATAATCTTCAACTGCTACATAAGGTCTCCCTACTGCTACAATTTGTAATTCATTTTGTGTTAATGCATCTAAATATGTGAAAGTTGCATTTAAAGTTTGAGTGTAAAATGTAGTTCCATTTTCTCTAGATGATGTAACGGCTGTTTCTAAATTAGAATTTCCTTTTACATCCCATTTAGTCCATCCTGCTACTGTTCCAGTTAATGCTGTAACTACTCCATCTGTAAGTGTTACTGCTGTTAAACCACCAAAGTCAGCGAAATAAATTGTTTTTATCCCACCGAATGCTGATTTACAGGGGATACTTCTTCCAGTTGTTAATAAACAAGCCATAGTTATTTTATTTTTTTATAAATAAGGGTAAGTAAGTTTTATCCCACTTACCCTAATTTTAGTTAGTATTAAGCGTATTCCACTATGTCAGAAGCAATTCCGAACTGGACTCCTGAAGTAAACCTCATTATCATTCGAACATTATTGCTTCCATCTAAATCAACCATATCTAGAACTCTAATTTCTTGGTTGTTATTTAGTAAACCAGTTCCAAAGTACAAATTTTCAATTTCTGCAGCATACATTTTATTGTCTTTCATTCCAGGA